ATTGCAACGGGCGGAAGAACAAAGGCTGTGAGAGGTTCAGGCAGCAACCTACCGGAGTAAAATTATGCGTCAAATTATAATCCTCATCGCTCTTTTTCTCGCTACCTCCGCTCACGCTGAACTGGCCACGGTAGTTAAAGTCATCGACGGAGACACGATCAAAGTAGCTACTGAGCAGGGGGTTACCGTAGTCAGGCTTTACGGTGTCGACTCCCCTGAAAAATCTCAGGCCCACGGCCAGTCCGCCCGGGACTTCGTCGCCTCGCAGGTCTTTGGTAAGGTCGTCGATATCGCGCCGGTCGGCAGGGACATCTTCGGCCGAACAGTGGCCATCGTCATGGTTGGCACCCAGTGCCTGCAGGAGCAACTGCTGCTTCAAGGCTATGCCTGGGTCTACCCAGACTACTGCAAGGAGAGGTTCTGCCAGGCGTGGACGACCCTGCAGGGCATCTCGGCCGGCAACCGGGTAGGGCTGTGGGTGGACCCGGCGCCGGTGCAGCCCTGGGTGTGGAGGAAGCAGGAAAGATGAACTTCGTCAAGATCCCCTGCTGGGGCGCGACCATCACTGCCCCGGACTTCCTCGAGCGTCACTGGCCGCATGACCTCCCGCCTGAAGCATGGCCGACCTTCCTCGGCGCCGGCAGTGGTTGGGGCGATAAGATCGTCCCCGACAGCTTTGGCAAAGCATACCTCAATCCTGCCGGTCTTTGCCATGACGTCGAGTGGGCCTGCTCAGCCAAGAACTTGAGAGCATTCCTGGGAGCCAACGGCAGGTTTTTCTTGAACTGTGTCTCGCTGATCATGGTCGCGGACTTGAAGGTTTGGCCGAAGATCCGGATTCTCATGGCGGTGAGTGGGCTGTACCTGGCGGCAGTCTGCACTATGGGCGTGGTGTTCTTCTCTTGGTTCTCTAAAAGCCGTGCCGAAGATACGGATCCGATGCAGAACCCAGTTGTGCAGCACCGCCTCGGCCGCTTGGCCGAAGCTCGGAAAATGTACTACTACAGGCCCCATGAGAGGTTTATGGATAGTGAAGACGTTTTGTACAGAGGAGACGAGTAATGACTGAACACGCTCCAGACAGTTGCAGCTTCGGGGAAAATGGCCAGTGCGCATTGCACGGTATCGAGGTAGAGCGGAGGGAAAACATGAAGGCCCTGACGGACAATATCCCGAAAATGCTCACTTGGCAGAACCGGATCGTCGGGTGGTCGGTGTTGGTCACGATTTTTGTCGGCGGGGCATATATCTACGCCAAGGAAATACGTGATGATGTAATGGCGCGATACACCGCCAGCGTCGCTACAACCGCGGCGGACATGAAAATGATAGCAGATCAAGTCAGTTCGTTAAGTAATGGGCAGGCAAGGACGGAAGAAAGATATGAAGCGTTGCTCCGGTCCATAACGGACATGAATACCAACATATCGACGCTTACGTACTTGCAGCTCAAAGAAAGAGATATAAATGCTGAGATCAAAAAAGCAGGCAGGAAGTAAAAAGGGGAAACCATGATACTCAAAGACGGCAAGACCGAAACCCGAGACCCGCGCTGCGGCCTGATCTTCCAGTCAGACCCGACTGCTCCGCATCTTCTCTCCATGGCAGCACCGGATGGCGGCATCGATCTCAGTCAGCGGGAGTTGATCAGCAAGTACCGGGTCAAGAAGTTCGGTGAGCCGTTGCTCAATCAAAGAGAATGGAGTGCTTGTGGAGGGTTTGGTTTCGCTGCCTTCATGGAGCATGAGCCGAACATCGCTACCTACGGCGACGAATGGGCTCTCGAGTTCTACTTCAGGGCGCAGGACAATGACCAGTGGCCTGGGTCTGAGCGTCCTGGGTCCAAGCCTCTCAGCTATGGAACCTCAATCGCAGCAGTCCTGCAGACTGCCAAGCAGGAGGGGCTGATCACCGAGTCCTGCAGGGCATATACAGTCGATGAAGTCATTCGAGGTATTGACTACTACGGCAGCGCCATCCTCGGCCTTGAGTGGACCGAGGGGATGGTGAATCCGAGAAAGAAGGACGGGCTGTGTGTACCGACCGGTGAAAGTGTCGGTGGCCACTGTACGGCCGGCACCTTCATCAACCGGCATCGAAACATTATCGGCGGACCGAACTCCTGGCCGGACTGGAACGAAATAACGCACGGTTACTGGGTGATGGACCTTGATGATTTTGCCGAAGTCCTGCGGCGCGGCGAGTGCGCGTTTGCGAGGAAGGCGGTATGAGCAGGTCAGAGCGATTTTACGATGCCTTTCATATCATGCAGCAACGCGAAGGTCGGAATATTCGCACCAATGACCCAGTCGACCCGGGCGGTGATACCTTCTCAGGTATCTCCCGGGAGAACTGGCCGTACTGGATAGGATGGCAGTTGCTTGCTCAGTCTGAAGGGAAGGTTACCCCTGCAATTGTCCAGGCGGTAGAGCATTTTTACTACACTCAGTTCTGGGGGCGGATCCAGGGCGACGCTCTGGCCGCACTATCGCCGGAGGTCGCTACTGAGGTCTTCGATACCTCGGTGAACTTCGGAGTGCATCGCGGGGTGCAGTTCCTGCAGGAGGCCCTGTCCCTGCTCAATCTTAATAAGCGCCTCTATCCAGATCTCGTGCTGGACGGCCAGGTCGGCTGGAAGACCTTGGAAACCTTGAGGCTGTATTGTGTGTCACGACCCCCCAAACCTGATGTGTCGATCCCTCGGCTGCTGCGGGTGATGAATTGCTTGCAAGGGATGCACTACATCGAGCAGATGCGCAAGTACCCGGCTAAAGAGAAGTACCGTGGCTGGTTCGACAGGATCTGAGATGGCGGACCAACTCGATCATGCAGGAGAACTTGAGATGCTGTTTCGCAACCAGGCCATAGCCGCTGCCAGACAGATCAACAGCGGAGAGTCTCGCATTCACTGCCTGGACTGTGAGGAACCTATCCCGGAGAAACGTCGACAGTACGTACCAGGTTGTTTATACTGCATCACCTGTGCGCAGGAGAGGGAGGAGAAGAATGGCTACTGAGGAACGAATAAAGCAACTGCTCGACTGTGCAGTCAGGGTGCCTACCAAGGACGCGGCCGGGGTCTATATCCCGGGCGGGATTGACTCGTCTGTCAGGGCCAAGGCGATCGCCGACTGTCTAAAAATTGTACAAGATGAGAAGTTGAAGGCTGAGGTGAGGTGTGGCTGAAGAGTACGGGCTTAAATATACTGCACCGCCGACAATATCCAAATTTATGCGCTCCGATGCGTTTTTCCGAGCCATAAAAGGTCCCGTGGGCTCGGGCAAGTCAGTCGGTTGTGTTATCGAAGAAGCTCGACAGGCTATGCAGATGCCTCCGTGTAGGGACGGTATACGCCGGTCCCGTCACGTTATTGTGCGCAACACGCGACAACAGTTGAAAGACACGACTCTGAGAACCTTCCTCGACTGGATAAAGCCCGGGGTGTTTGGGCGGTGGCGTGAGTCGGAGATGATTTTCGAGATGAAGTTCAACGATATTCACGCTGAATTTCTGTTCCGTGCTCTTGACTCTCCAGAAGACGTTCAGCGGGTTCTTAGCCTCGAAGTATCGTCAGCCTGGCTCAATGAAGCCCGCGAAATCCCTCTAGAAATTCTTCAAGCGTTGATGTCTCGTGTTGGCCGGTACCCAAAGCGAGAGGACGTTCCGGAGTATCGAAGTTTTGTCTTGGCAGATACCAACCCACCAGAAGTCGACAGTACTTGGTATAAGATTTTGGAGCGGCTGCCAATTGATGACGACGATCCTGAATCAGTAATGGAGTGTGACACCTTTCACCAGCCATCCGGTACGTCGCCAGAGGCGGAGAACGTTGCCAACCTGCGTACTAATTACTATGCAGACTTGGCCAGGGGCAAGACAAAGTCCTGGACAGATACTTACGTTCACGGTCTTTATTCGCCGTCGCTGTCAGGCAAACCGGTCTATACGACGACGTTCAAGCCTGAGAGACATATATTGAAGACGAATCTCGTTGCGGATCCGTTCATGCCGATTATTGTCAGTTTTGACTGCGGCCTCACACCAGCAGCGACCTTTATGCAGATGGACCTTGAGGGGCGGGTCCGAGTTTTGCGGGAAGCGGTAGCCTTCGACATGGGCATGAAGCGGTTCAGTAAACTGAAACTGCGACCTCTCATTAAGAATTTCTTCCCAAACAACCCACTGATCTTCATCGGTGACCCGGCCGGGAAGCGTCGGGCCGACTCTGATGAATCGTCCGCGTTCAAAGTGCTGAAAGAAGAATTTGAAGAAGAAGGTGCAATCGTCAAAGGAGCTTCGACCAACGATCCAAAAGTGCGGATTGAGGCGACAGAGCAGATGCTGAGTAACTATCCCGATGGCGACCCTCTGATGGTGATCGATCCTTCATGCAAATGGTACATCGAAGCCCTGCGCAGTAAATACCGGTACCCGAAACACAAAGCGTCCGGCCTTTACTCAGAAAGTCCTGAGAAGAATAATTGGTCGCATATCGCAGAAGCCGGCCAGTACGGGGCACTCTATTTATTGTCAGGCAAATACGATCCAGCGGAGCATGTAAGAATCGATAATTATAACCCCCTCAACCAACCCACGCCGTACCGACCGGCGCAACGCGAAGGATACTGATGGAGATCAATTACGAAGAACTGGCGAAGACAGGCACGCTGCTCAAAGGGCAGCTCGGGCAGTTCATCAATGACCGGGCGTTGTGCGAAATCCAGTGGTTGAAGAACCTCCGGCAACACGCTGGCCAGTACGACCCCGACATCCTTGCCGGCATCCCGGACGAGCGGTCGCATGTCTACCCGAGGGACACCAAGGTCAAGATCAAGGGCGGGGTGGCTAAGCTGATGGAGATGATGTTCCCCAGCCAGGACCGCAACTGGGCCCTCGGGGTTTCTCCCAGCCCGTCGATCCCGCAGGAGGCCCTGCAGAACATCCTCTCTACCCTGCAGCAGTCCGGCCAGCCGATGAGCAGCGATGCGATCGAGCGAGAGGTCAGGGCCTTCGCCGAGGCCCGTAAGGGTAAGATGGAGACCGAGATCGCTGATCAGCTTTCTGACGCCGAGATTGACTACCCGCAGCTTTGCAAGCGAGTGGTGCGCAGCGGTTACATCTATGGATTCGGCGTCGCCCGCAGCCCGATGGTCCGCACCCAGCAGGAGCGGGTCTGGGAGGCCGATCCGGTAACTGGCGCCTATGTAGCCAAGACCAAGACAGTCAAGAGACCATACCCGGAGAGCCTTCGGATCTGGGATTTCTACCCTGACCTGATGGCTAAGTCCTGGACCGATCAGGATATGGTTTTTGAGCGGGTGGTAATGACTCGACATGATTTCCGTAACCTCGCCAAGCGCAGTGACTTCATGGCGGACTTGGTCAAGCAGTATCTGAAAGACCACCCGCAGGGTAATTACACCGCCAAGACCTACGAGACTGAACTACAGCAACTGGCCAAGACCGCCAACCTTTCTGATCGCACCGCCCGCCGGTACGAGGTCTACCGCGGCCTCGGCTTCGTCTCAGCACACAGTTTGGCCGCGGCCGGGGTGGAGATCAAAGAAGACAAGCTGGATGAGGACGTCTTTGCCGATCTGTGGTTCATCGATGACGTAATTATCAAGGCCCAGAAAGCTGCCTTCGGCGAGAGGCCATCAGACCAGTACCATGCCTTCATCTACGCCGAGGACGAAGACTCAGGGCTGACCGGCGTCGGGCTGCCGGAAGAGGTCAGGGATTCCCAGATGTCGCTCTGCGTCTCGCATCGGATCCTGAAAGACAACATGGCGGCTTGCGCCGGCCCGATCCTTGAGGTTAACAAGTCCCTGCTCGCTCCCGGGCGCAAGAACATTGGTCCGATCCATGCCTTCATGACCATCGAACGGGAAGGCGACGGCATCGACGCCCAGTACCCGGCGGTGCGAGCGATCGTCACCCAGTCGCACATTGCCGACATCCTCAACGTCATCCAGATGGAGCGG